CGTGGTGTAGGTTTGGCTCGTAATAAGCCCTGCAAGATGTACTGAAATGGCTAAGACTCCTGCTTGGCAGCGGAAAGAGGGCAAAAGTGCCAGTGGCGGATTAAACGCCAAGGGCCGTGCTTCTTACAACAAGGCCAATCCGGGTAAACCCGGATTAAAGGCTCCGCAGCCAGAGGGGGGTTCTCGTAAAGACAGCTTCTGTGCCCGTATGGAAGGCATGAAAAAGAAGCTGACAAGCGAGAAGACAGCCATGGATCCAGACAGCCGGATCAACAAGAGCTTGCGCAAGTGGAAATGCTGAAATGGAATTGATGCTGTGGAACGCCGGCCTAACAGTTTTAATTGGTTTTGTCGGGTGGATTTTAAAAGAAAAGTCTGAAGAGCTTAATCGCTTGCAGATTCTGCTTAATCGCACCCGCGAAGAAATTGCCAAGGAATATGTGACCAAAGCCGAAGTCCATGCAGATATCAACCGTGTTTTGGATAGACTAGATAGGTTGGACGAAAAGTTAGACCGTTTAATGGGAGCAGCAAATGCCCGCAGTCAGTAAAAAACAAAAGCAGTTTATGGATGCGGCAGCGCACAATCCTGCATTTGCAAAAAAGGTTGGCATCCCACAATCTGTGGCGATGGATTTTAGTAAGGCCAGTAAAGGCAAAAAATTTAGACAAGGTGGCGAAATGAAACATGGATACAAAGACGGCGGTCTTGCTAAAAAAGGCGAAGGCATTGCCAAAAAGGGTTTTGCTAAAGGCGGTATGGTTGCCGGTATGGGCCAATCACAGGGTGAAACACTTAGCGAGAACGTTAAAAAGAGCGTTCATGGTGACAAGGTTGCCGTCCGTGGTGTTGGTGCAGCCCGTGCTCGCACAGCAATGATCTATTGATATGGCTGTTTCCGGCGTATCCGATTTTGATCTGCAGTTTGACGACCTCATAGCTGAGGCGTATGAGCGCTGCGGTATTGAGGTGCGCGACGGTTATGACATGAAGACGGCGCTTCGCTCCGTCAACTTAATCTTTGCAGAGTGGGCTAACCGTGGTTTAAATCTTTGGACGATTGAACAGCGCCAACAGGTGCTAACGGCCGGAACATACGAGTATGACCTGCCCTCGGACACGATTGATGGCCTCTCTGCCGTGATTCGGACCAATGCAGGCCAGTCTACCCAGCAGGACATCACAATCGACCGTATAGGCCGCGCAGAGTGGCTGCATGTGCCTAACAAGTTGACTCAATCACGTCCTGCGCAGTACTACATTCAACGCACAGTGCCGGCCAAGGTATTCTTGTACCCCTCCCCTGACGCAACGCAGACTTGGACCTTTGTCTATTACGCTATTCGTCGCATGGATAACGCGGGCGGTTTTACCAACACTGCTGACATTTCTTTCCGTTTCTTGCCTTGTTTGGTTGCGGCTTTGGCGTACTACTTGGCAGTTAAAAAAGCTCCTGAGCGAGTCATGTTGCTTAAGCAAATGTACGAAGAAGAGTTTATGCGTGCAGCTTCTGAAGACCGTGAGCGTTCGGGCTTCTTTGTGGTGCCCACTTACACGCAGAGGTAAGCCATGGCCTATGTATCAGGCAAATTTGCAATTGCGCTGTGCGACAGGTGCGGGCAACGGTACAAACTCAATACGCTTATCAAGGAATGGACAGGCTTTAAAGTTTGTCCTGAGTGCTATGAACCCAAGCACCCACAACTTGAGCCAAAGCGTTCAATAAATGAGCCACAAGCCTTGCATCAACCTCGCCCAGAGAGTAGACTTGGGGTAACCGTCTACGTCGGGTTCACGGCTGATACTTCGTTTGCTAGTATTGGAATGATGCCGATGCCTTATGCCAAACAACTATGGGCCGCTGCGGTCCTTGCCCCTGTTAAAACGAGCATCACATGACATATACGGAATTAAAAGCTGCGATCATTGCTTACACTGAAAATCAAGAACTCAGTGCAACAAATCTTGCTACTTTTGTAAGTCAGGCAGAACAACGTATTTACAACACTGTGCAAGTTGCTAACTTGCGCAAAAACATGACGGGTTCCTTGGTAGCGGGCAATCAATATCTGTCCTGCCCTGATGATTTCTTGTCAACATATTCTTTGGCGGTATATCCGTACAACACACCTACTGCTACAGGCAGTTCTGGCGCATCTACAATTGTTGTATCAAGCGCCTCAAATTTAGCTACAGGCCAATATGTGACGGGTAACGGCATTGGCACAGGGGCATACATTACGGCCATTAACGGAACTACGTTGACGCTTTCTGTTGTAAACGCAGGTGCAGTTACTGGGACCATGACGATTCAAGGTGATTACCAGTATTTGCTTAACAAAGATGTGAACTTTATCCGTGAAGTTTATCCAGCGTCTGGTTACAGGGCAGAGCCCAAGTACTATGCAATCTTTGGCCCTAAAAGTACCGATGTAAATGAGTTGACGTTGATTGTGGGGCCCACTCCTGATCAAGCGTACAGGGCAGAATTGCATTTTTACTACTACCCTGAGTCCATTACAACGGTGGCTAGTGGCCGCACATGGCTGGGTGATAACTTTGATTCTGTGTTGCTGTATGGCTCTTTGGTAGAGGCGTATACCTTTATGAAGGGTGAGCAGGACATGATGGCTTTGTACAACGGCAAGTATCAAGAAGCGCTGGGCCTCTTTAAGAATCTGGGTGATGCTAAGCAGCGTGGTGATGCTTATCGTGATGGTCAAGTCAAACTACAAGTGAGATAACGCATGATTACAGCAGGTCTCACCAACAGTTTTAAGCAGCAGTTGCTGCTTGGAGTGCATGACTTTTCTACGGATACGTTCTTGATTGCGTTGTACACATCGGCTGCGGATTTGGGTCCAACTACAACTGTGTATTCTTCAACAAATGAAGTCACGGGCACTGGATATACGGCAACGGGCCAACAGCTTCAAAGTATCACCGTCAACCTTAGTCAAGGTGTGGCGTATGTGAGTTTTACCAATCCTTCATGGTCTGGGGCCACGTTTACAACGCGTGGTGCATTGATTTATAACCAGACTAAGAGCAATAAATCTGTAGGTGTCTTTAACTTTGGTGTAGATCAGACGATGCTTGGTCAATCATTCACTATTCAGTTACCTACAAACGATCCCGAAAACGCACTCATCAGAATTAGCTAAGGAGCTTAAATGGCACTCGTAAATACCACCAAAGGCGAAATGGACGAATCTTTGCTTGAAAAACGCGAAGGTTCCTTGGATAATGACATTGAAACCACAACTTGGACTGAGTATTGGCTTGATGGTGAGCTTGTTCACCGTTCGGTTCATGTCAGTTTAAAAACTGGCCCCGCCCTGTTTGCAGAAGCGGCATCTTTTGATTAAGGAAATATCATGGCAAATACACAATCAATGTGCACTTCGTTTATGGGCGACCTATTAGTAGGCGCACAGCAACTGGGCACGGTTACTTTAACTTCTCGTGGAAGTTTGACGGCTCCTACAACTGATACCGTAAAAGCGGCGTTGTATTTGGCTTCAGCTACTTTAAATGCTTCAACAACTGTTTATTCTTCAACAGGTGAAGTAAGTGGTACAAACTACGTAGCGGGTGGTGTAACTGTTACAAATGCTACGGCTCCAACTTCTACCAACTCCTCAACAACTGCGGGTGTGGCGTATTGGACTCCTTCGGCCAGTATTGTCTATACAAACGTGACATTGACTACAGCATTTGACTGCGTGTTCTTGTACAACTCAACTCAGGGTAACAAGGCAATCAGCGTTCATACCTTTGGTTCACAGACCGTGACTGCTGGTACGTTTACTTTGACAATGCCTTCTAACACCACAAGTACCGCGCTGATCCGCTTGGCTACAACCTAACTAGGAGCGGCGGGATTCCCCGCTGGTTAACCCATGTTTGGTATAGCCCCATTTGCAGGTGCTCCGTTTTCCTCGCTTGCGGGTGGGGGGAATGTCACGATTGCGCTTACAGGCGTATCCGCATCTGGGGCGGTTGGTACAGCCACGGCCAACATAACGATTGGTCTTACTGGCGTATCTGCCACTGGCTCTGTTGGTTCTCAAGAGGAAGCATTAGGCGCAACACTTACAGGCATTGAGGCTTCTGGTTCTGTAGGCTCGGTTACAACTTCTCGCACAGTTGCGCTTACAGGCGTGTCTAGTGCTGGTCTTGTAAGTTCCGTTTCTCTTACGATTGCGCCAGCTTTAACGGGTGTTTTGTGTCATCCCGAAGTGGGTGGGGTTGATAAGTACGCAAACCCAGAGATTCAAGAAGTTCATGCAAACGGTTATGCGGGTACAGTGGGTGTATCCAGAACTGTTGCTCTCACGGGCGTATCTGCATCAGGCAACACAGGCACAGTTGGAATAGGCAAAGCTATTTCAGGAG